GATCCGGTCGCCCCTGGACGTCGTCCGTCGTGGCCGACATCACCTCGCCGCCGTTTGTTCTGTACAGAAATCCTGCCATGGTTCTACTCCACGATTCTGCCGCCGATGACATGACGATGCCATGCGACGACATCTTGTTCCCGTTCGTAAGTGCATCCGATCAGTGTGCCGTCCGTCCGGATCGCCCAGAACGTGGGGTTCGGTTCCTGGCTGAACGCCGTATCCACGATCTTGCTCTCGGTAATGTGTTCGCTGAACGTCGTCATGTCCGGGGCCACGAACTGGTCCCGCTCGAACTGGTACGCCAACTCGCGAACCTTCTGCGCAAAGTACTGCGTGAACAGCACCGCCGTGCCGGCGATCTGCGGCGGCACGGTCGCGTCGGATCCCCGGTACGAGTGCCGGGCGGTGCGGAAGTTCGTCGGCGTGATCGGATCGAACGCGCCATCCGCCTGCCCGATGAACTCGGCACTCGAAGTTCCGATCACCAGGCCGCGCACGCCGCTGAACATCCAGTGGATGGCGTTTACCTGATCGTCGCTGATCGTGTAAACCAGCCCGTCGTCGTCTGCCACCGTACCGTCCGCGGCGGAAGGTTGGAAGTTCGTGAAGTCACCGACCAGCGAGGCCCACAAGGTCTGGGGCTGACTGTCGTTGCCGCCGAACCACAACCGCTCATGATGGAACTCGACGGTCCAGGGCCAACCGGTCGTGTCGCTCCAGGAACCCAGTCGCCAATCCGTCTGCGCGGTGGTTGCGTCAAAATCTTCCTTGACGTCCGCGGTGATGTGCGTGGTGTCGGTGAACGCCGTGATCTTGGCGTAACCCCACTCGCCGCCATGCTCGATCCTCACCAACCGGCCTACGTCCGTGGACTTGAACCCGTCCCCGTCGTTGATGTCGGTCACCGCCGACGCGGTGATCGTGATGCCGGCCCCGGTTTCCGCACTGGGGGTCAGAGTCGTCGCCGTCGTGTTCGTGTTCAGGTACGGACCGTCGATGAAGTTGAAAAGCGCAAGCGTCCAGCTGGTGTCGCTGGTCCTTCGCAGTTCGCGCGGTTGGTGATCCGGGTGGCAGATGTACAGGATATCCGCCGACTGGGTGAACTTCAGTTCAGCAAGCTGCGTGTGCAGATAAGGTGTCACGATCTCGACCGGGACGCCGACGCTTTCAAGCCTTGCCTTGTCGCGGTAGAACCGAATGTACTGATCGCCAAACTCCAGTATGTAGGTCTGCAGGTTGCTGAACGTGAAGGACACCAGTCGGCATGCATGCGTGCTGTTCTTGACCTCGGCCACGAATCGCGTCCCCGAACGCCTCACCGCACCGCCGTGCTTCTGCACCAGGTAGTTCTCGATCAGGGCCGCGCCGTTGGCGTACTTGTTGACGTCGGTGCGACCGAACAGGCGCGGCGACAGTTCTCCCCCCGTGAAGTTCGTCTGGATGAAACTGCTCTTAGGCATGTCACGGTGTCGGAATCGGCCTGAAGGTCAGATCGTCGTACGACAATCTCGCGCCCGTCCAGGTGTCGCCGCCGTACTGCTCGGAAGGCGACTGCTGCGAGTCCATGTAACGCGCCTCGCTGACCTTGTCCAGATACAACTGGTAGTACCGTTCGTACTGCTCTTCGCTGCCGCGGACCCGCATCGTCAGTTCGGCGGCAATCCGGGCCGAAATGGCCTGTTGCAGCAACGGGGTCATCCTCACCACTTCCGTCAGCCGGTAGGTGTACATGAACTCGGGGGACGTCGAGTTCGTCAACAGCTTCCCGGCCTCGAGTCGGAAGTCGATGGACTGATCGTTCATCGAGATGAACCGAAGGAAGTCGGCGGGCAACTGGTACTCGTAGGTGAATCCCCAGATCGGCGTCGTCGTCAACGCCGCGGGCGCCGCCCGCTTGACCGCCTCGTTCCAGACATGCGCCGCCAGCACCGCATCGCGCATGCTCGCGTAGATGACGGTCAGGTTCCGGGCCCGCTCGGCGTCCTCGGCCAGGGCGGTGATCGTACTTTCACCCAGTGAAACAAGGGCCAGGTTGACCAGTTCTACTTCGCTGTCGGCCATGGATCGACCTCCCTAAGAAAAGGGCGGTGACCGCTTGTGGCGATCACCGCCCGTAGCGGTTGCTATAAACACCCGCCTCGCAGGCTACTCAATCGTGTACTCGATCAGGTACGCCAGCGTACCCGCAGCAGCAGTTGCCGCGGAAGCGGACAGCTTGAACCCGATCTCGAGCATCTCGCCGGGATCCTTCGACAAGCCGGCGTCCTGCCAAACAGCCTGGTCGCACTCGTCGATGTCACGCGCCTCGTTCTCGAGATCCTGCCAGGTGACGTTCGCACTCTGCAGGGTCGTGACAGCGCTCGCGTAGCAGTCCTCGTCCTTGATGCCGGTCCCGCCGGCCTCGAACACGCCCAGGTTGGCGGCGAGCGTCGGCGTAGCGTCACCGTCGAGGTCGTCGTTCTTGACCGCGATGCGCGTAACGCTCGCGTTGCTCGGGATCTTCGCCAGGCGGATCTCGTCGTCGTTGTCGAGGTCGCCGGTTTCCAACTCGAACTGGCCTTTCATGACCCGGCCTTTCCCGCCTACGAGGGCGGGGCTGTTTGCCACCGGAGGCGAAGCTTCGGTGTTCGTGATTTCGGTTGATTTCGCAATACCCATTTTCGTTCTCCGGTGCGGGGGTGAATGTTGTAGTCAGGTTTGCCTGCTACCAGTGTCCCTTGGTTATGCCGGGCCGGTCACGCGACCGGCCCGGCCCATGTTGTCTCGTCAGGCTTACGGACTTTCGTCGCAAAGAACCTGAACGATCTTCTCCTCTTCCAGCCGCGTGGCGCCGATGTCCATCGCGCTGTAGACGTACGTCGAGTACCGCTTGTCGGCACGCTCCGAGATCTTCACGGTCGGATCATCACCGATGGCGAGGACCAGGCCGGACGACACGCCGCAGAAGCACGTACGCACATCAGTCGATGTGTTCAGTGCCAGGCGTTCGGTGTTGACGAAGTCGAAACCCATGAAGCGCGAGACTTCACCGTCCACCAGTGCCTTGATGGAGTTGTAGTCCGCGCTGCCGACCTGCGTGGTCGCCAGCAGATCCTGGATCTGCTGCCAGGCGACGGCGAAGAACATCGCCTCGTCCGGATCGACCTCGTTGGCCCGCAGGATCGCCTTGGCCTTGCGCAGCTTGCCGATGGTCAGACCGCTGTTGGCGGCGCTGCCGGATTCGACGTAATCGACGGCGACTTTCTGCGTGGCGGGAAGCGTGGTCGCGGTCGAACCGTCAACGCCCGTGTCGGCGCTGCCGGTCGCGGCGGTGATCAGGGCATCGTCCATGGCGCGACCCATGCCCCACATCTGGGCGAGGGCGTACTTGCTGGTCGGTTCGACCAGCGTGCGCACCTTGTCGGCGCGGTCCACCAGGTCACCCAGTTCCTTGGTCACCAGCGTGACACGCCTGCGGGCATGGGGCGTGGTGTTCAGGGGGGAGTCGCCGTGGCGGTTGGTGACGGTCTGGGCCTCGACGGCGCCGACCTGCTCGAAGAACGCCGTCTTGCCGGTGACGTCCTCTTCCTCGACATGCGGGCGAAGTCTGCTGCCCTTCTGTTGAACGAGCGACATCAGGTTGTCCCGATACTGCTCGACGAATGCGGTTGTAATTTGAACGCTCATTGCCGGATCTCCGAATCGTGTATTCCAAACACGTTTCGGCTCCGGTCCCCATGAACGTCATGGACGGAACCTGCCACTTACGGTGGCTGTTCGGTGGTCTGTTCCCACCGTCATTCGGACCCGCGCGTTCTGCACGGGGTTGCCCGATACCACATCTTGTACCGTCAGCCCCCCCGATGTCAACCCCTAGCCCGCATCTTCCGGGTGGGCCAGCTTGTACAGGGCCTGCATCTGCTTCTGCGCGGCGCGGAATCCGGGGTTCTTCTTGTTACTGTACGCCGTCATAAAATCGGGATCCAGACGCATCGCATCGATCTTGCCCTGCGCCTCCTGGGGCGTGGGGATGTCCGATTTATTGCCGCCCTCACCGATCAACTCATCGACGGAAATCATCTTGCCGATCCGCACGAACATGTTGACCATGCGCGGATCGTCGCCCAACTTCGACTCGTTGAGAAACTCGAGGAACGCCGTGTCGCCGTCCGCGAACCGCTCGATGGTCCCCTTGGCGATCTGGACGTTCTGGTCGTACGCCGCGCCCATCTCCTTCTTCATCGCCAGCACCGACTCCTCATGGGTCTGCGCCGACGCGGTGGCGTGATCCTCACCCGCCTTCTTCATGAAGTTGGCATCGGCCCGGACGAGGCCGGCGAACTGCTGGGCCGAGATCCCCAGCCGGTGCGCCTCGGTGCGCATGAAGTCCACGCGACCGTCAGCCGGCGCGAAACCTTCGGGCATGTTCTCGGTCGGCAACTCGTACGCATCGGGCGTGTCCGGTCGGCCCAGCGCCTTGAAGAACGCCGACTTGTCCTCTTCCGGCGCGTCTGCGGCGGGGATAACCACCTTGTCTGCGCCGATCAACTTCTGCGAGTGGATCACGCGCTTGGCGAGATCGTTGATCGTGCCCAGGTCGCGCAAGCTGGCGTCCTCGCGGATGTCCTCGTCAACGAAGGACTGCCAGTCCGGTTGATCCGTCGCATCTTCCGTTTCATCGACATCCTGCGTGATGACTTCTTCTTCGGCCATGGATCAGTTCCTTGTGAATCGGTGCCTGCCGCGGTCCAGACCGTGCCGGGTGCCGGGCAGAAGATATCGCCGGAAAACACGCATCAGGCAACCCGTGCCGGCGGGCGCCGGGGATGGACTGGGACTGGGCGAGGGTGACGGGGACGGGGACGGGGACGGGGACGGGGACGGGGACTGGGACGGGGATGGACTGGGACTGGGTGACGGGCTCATATTGCTGCCTCGACCGGATCGTCATGAAGCAGTTCGGGGGCGTATCCGTACATCCCCGCCATGTTCCTGATGCCCTCGGTCAACCGGTTGTCGATCCCGGCCATGATCGACCAGTTCAACTCTGGGTAATGATACTGTTCGGGACGGTCGCGTCGAGTGTTAACCTTCCGACTAATGCCTTTTGCCGACTTCATCTTATCGTCAGGCACCTCGAGCATGTCGCACAACGCCTTGAAAATCTTGGTCCCGTGCTTCAGTTCCTCGACCTGGTAGGACCAGGTGGTCGATTCCTGGCAACGGGTGTTCCACTCCATCCAGTATTCCATCGCCCGGCGGATCAACCGCTCTTCCTCGGACAGTCCCGGCGGTGCATCGGTCGCGCCGACGATGGCCTCGGCGGTCTTGAAGATCGCCTTGCGGCATGTCGTCAGGGACTGGATACACGCCAGCGGCGCCCGGATCTGGTGAACCTTCAGGTTGAACCGCTCGCCGGTCCACCGATACCAGTTGTGGGCGACCACGCCGTTCTCCTCGCTCTCTTCGTGGCCGACCGACATGCCCATACGCGCCATCAGTTCGTGGGTGTAGCGAGTTCCGCTGCGCGCACAACTTGCAATCATGATTCTCATAGATCGTTGTCTCCCTCGACGCGCGTGTCGTCATGTGGGTGGATCAGGTCGCGCCACTTGGAAGGTACGCGAATCTCTTTGTCGATCAGTGCGTGGAACGGTTGCAGCCTGC